CAATCTTAGCCGTGACCGTATTGCAGCAAGATGCAATGACGTTAAAGGTAACGCGCTCATCCTCAGAGAGCGACCGTGTTGTGTATGCTGCTGGGTTGAGAGCGTTGTTGTAATAGTTCTCAAATAGGGACAAGTGCAAGACGTCATAGTCGGTCCTGGTCTCGATTCGATCTTTCAAGTCCTCAAGCAAAGAGTAAAGCAGATCGTGAGGATTTTCCTCGCCGGAATCCCACCAAAACTTTTGACTTATATATGCACTTGCACCCTTCATTGTAGCCTCTCAATCGATGTACCCGCAGCCCACCATCTCTCGGAGTCTTTGCGGTTTAAGTTCTTCGCTGCATTACCCCAGTGCTCATCCTCAATCATCTCCCAGTACTCTGGGGTTCCGTATTTCGGTGGCTCTATCGGGGCCTCGTATCTATAGTGCCTGCACTCTCGCCAGGCGTAAAGCGCAGCATCAGCGAGGTGGTTCTCAAAGCGTCCATCTTCTTTGCGATGGTCTTCATCCCACTGAAGATTCTGCCACTCGTCTAAAATGTCAGAGTCTCGTGTTACCTTGAGGATGCCATCGGCTAGGTCAGAGTTCATCATATCGATGTAGCTCATCTTCTTGGTTTTTTCCGCCGGGTAAATAGGCAGCCCGTAGCGAACCTTAAACTCCTCCACAATAGATTTACCCAATCCACCTGTGTCGGCGACGATTCTGGTGAAGTCGTACTCGTCGGCAAGATCACCGATTCGCTCTGCAATGTCGGTGGGCAGCATCTTGGATTGCTTTTGGCAGTCGACGATGAAGACATACGGTAGGTCTCGACTATAAGCCATGACGACGAAGGCAGTTGCATCGTGGTATCCAAGGTCGACCCCAAGGATGTATTCGAAATCATGGTCGTCGGGGAGGCCGTCAACAATGTTGTGGGAGTGATAGCGGTACACAAGCGAATCGTCTGACCTAACCCAACGTCCGCACCACTCTCGCAGGTATACTGGATTGTCATCTCCCCAGCCTTTGGACTCGCGCTTCTTGTCGAGATACTCTCCAGCGTGTGGGATGTACTTGTTTTCAAGAATGGTCCAGTGATGCTGACTGAATCCGGGCCGAAGTCCTGTCGATGCTTCATAGAAAAATCCTGAGCAACTTGCGGTAGGCGTACCAATCATTGCCAAGGTGCCATCGCAGTCAATTAGCGCCGGCTCCAAGACTTCTTCGACCAGTGCATCAATATGCCGACCAAAAGAACCAGCCTCATCAAGAATAACAAGCTGATACTTTAGACCACGAAGTTTATCGATATCCGCCTCGTCATTGGCACCCGTGAGGATGATTTGACTGTGATTTGGGAAGGTCGCGGTCAATTCTGAGTTGTTAAAGTGGATATTTAGGTAATATTTGCGGTTTGCACGCTGTAATTCTGACCACATAAGCTTTTTTGCGCTTGCACGGGTCAATGCGATGTATGCGCACGTCGATTCCGCAAATTTCATGCATGTTTCAATGAGATAATAGCAAGATGCATAAGTCTTACCGGCTCGACGACTACAAAGGGCCGTTTTTAGGCGTGATTCGTCGGTAATGTACTCCATTTGCTGCGGTAAGAGGTGTTTATGCCAAGCAAATGAGCGGTTTTCGGCATCTGGGTTCTCATCCCGTAGCTCGGACAGGTCACCATGCCGCTTTAGGTACTCTTTTAGTACCTGACGCGCATCATACTGCTTGTTGCTGTTGTTCATCGGCTACCGCCTTGATTTTTGGTTTTCGACCCCGTTTTGGGGTCTCTTTTACCCCCATATCGGCAGAATCCAGTGGTCCCATCCATGAAATGTTGTTCACGGGCACAAATCGAGGGTCTGAGTCGCCTAATTTAACTGAAATCCAGTTACCCATAAGCTCAAGAGTAAAGTTTGGGTTGGTGACGACATCGATAAAGCGCTGATTGAACACCGGACGGGCGTTGTCACTGATCATAATACATTTAAGCTTCACTGACTGCATTGAGGTGGCCTCCATAGAGTTTGTCTATCTGTTCCAAGCCACCCTCGTGGCAGAGATGCGGAACATACATAATGTTGTGATTGCGCAAATCTTTGCGCAGCGGAAAGTCGTGACTAGCCATTGTTGGCTCACCCTTGCTGTACTCGAACATCTCCAGCATGGCGGTCATGATGCCAAACATCCGGTACTCGCGTTTGACATAGCCCCAGTGGGTAATAAAAAATTTTTCTGACCTTTGCGCGCAGACCCAACCGCAGATTTCATCATCTAGGTCTGGCAGGTCCACCACTGCAACGACTGTATGGGCTTCGCTCAGAAGTCTGCCCACAACCTGGCGGTGAATTTTATCCACCACCGTTTTCGGAATGTGCTTATTCTGGCCCGCGTATGACTTAAGCCAGTTCGAGTAAATCATCGGCGCATCGGACGCATCGGCCATGCGAAGCCTGATCGGTATGCGCCTTTCTTGTGCCAGCGCCATTATTTGCCCCCTTTGGTCTCCAACTGCTTGAAGGCTTCCCCAGCCAACCTTTGGAGATCTTCATCGCTCATGCTACTCAACTGATCATTCTGTCGCAAGCCCCGCTCAAGGTCTCCGAGCTGACAAAGGCTTCTTGTCACCACGCCAAGTAACTTAACTTCTTCCGCTGATAAAGTCTCGTGGTATCTTCTGGTGCTGGCATCTGCAAGCTTTCGACTCTCGCTCTCCAGCACCGCATAAATATTCTGCTGGATATCTGCCAGTCTGGGCAGGTATCGGGCTTCGACCGGGGTTGCGTTCATACGGACAGACTTGTCGGCCTCATACGCCAGGGCCTTGTCGGTATCCTCTACAAGATCTGACTTGTCCTGCTTGCTCAGTGCTCCAAACGCATTGGTATCGTAACGGGCTACCAATTTCTTCATGTCCATCATTTTGTCACTCATACCAAAAGCATAACTAAAATCTAATTGCCTGCAAAGTTGCGAATTCTGCGAAGTGAAATCCTGCGACATCTGCGACACTGAAATTAACTTCCCGATTTATCGCCAAGGGCGGGACATTAAATGGGGACATTTATTCCTAAGCAATATCAAAGGGTTACGCGGAAACTAGTTAATTTATAGGAACACCCCCCTTTTCAGGGGGAGATTTAACCTGTTGAAAACAAAAGAGAATTCGAGGAACGTGTCGAAACCCCCAAAAACAGGGGTAGATTAAGTATGATTAACGCACTGCGTTATTGGAAAATGTGAATAGTGCGTGTGAGGGTATTCTAATACTAAATCTTTTTCTAAAACCGGGGGTACCCCCCGGCCCGTCCCAGTCCGAGAATGACACTGCGTTCGTCTTGATGTTTCGCAATTTGCTAACAGCATTCTCATGTTGCTAAACTGTGTCACATTGAGATGTTGTCGCTGAATGCAACACGCGTTCCTGTTGTCGCAGTACGCAACACGTTCCTATGTCGTCTCACTATGCAACATGGTTGGTGTTGTCGCAGTGTGCAACACAGGGTTGACAGGTGATGACAGGCGGTGTTGTCGCATAACGCAACACAGGCTCATTCACAATCTACTCGTGAGTAGACCGAGTGCCCGATGTACGTTTGACGCATTGTGTTGATTAAATAGTTAACAAAAGACTTGACGCCCTGAGGCTTGCGAGGTTGCCCTCTAAGGCGCTCAAGGGCTTATTGACGTTACCATATTCGGCAACACCCGAACGTCCAACCTCGGCAAATTCGACATTTATTGTTGCCTGACCTGCAAACATTGTTGTCAATAGGTTGGGGCCAGAAAGGGCGAAGCGGTGGCAGTGTAGGTCGCATATGCCCACCGCCCCGACCCACTGTGTTAACGCTCCCACGGTGCCTCAGGCGCCCACCACGCGCCAAGCCAGCCAGGGCGAGAGGTCGGACTTCCTGACTTATCGCCCATTTATCGCCAAGCCCCTTGGCCAGAAATAAACCCCAATGGTTACAGGTAGTTATGTTATATATTAAGTATATATTATATATATATATCTACCCCTACCTCTCACCTCCTGAGAGGACCTAGGACGCCCCTACCCTGACATAATGACAAGACCCCCTGGCCAGAAGTCAATAAATGCCAAATCATGACCTAACCCCTTGAAATCATTGACTTCATTTATCGCCAAAACCTTGGTAATAAATCAGCGCCTATATGTTGCCTAGGTATGCAACACATGTTACCATAGAACCTGGGTGTCTTGAGCGGTTCAAGCCACCCTGGGGCAACGGGGCCCCCTCTGAAATTTGACGGAGAACTGAAATGACAACAATGAGCAAGCAACAATGGCGCAACGTACTAAAGCAAAACGCCCCGGGCTACTGGTGGTCGGACTGTAGGAATCAAGAGGGCGGTCTCATGAGCGTGGCAGTGACCCGCCGGGATGGTGAGACCACCTGGAAGATCGCAGACTGGTCATGGACTGGGGGCGGCGAGTTCAAGACCCTCAGAGAGGCCGCCGACTTTATCGTCATGCAGTCACACATCAAGGGCATCAACTGTCTCATTGGCCATGGATACGGCCCAGATGGCGGATGGTTCCCAATCTACGCATAGTCAACCAACCAACCGCGTGGCCCCGGCGATACGGGGCGCAACCTGAAACCTGAAAGGAAACTAACATGTGGAATAGCACCGACACCAAATCAATTCTTGAATACCTCACACCTTGCGGCCGGTACGGCTGGGGTAACCCAGGGCTAAGAGACCAGCCCTATGACGCGTTTGCGACATACGGCTTGCCGTGGGTATTTGGCTGTATTGAAAACCAGTCTATTGATGACCACAGGTACACCGACTTCACTGGTATCGACGGCCTAGCCGATTACCTGCGCTCAATTCTTAACCAGGCCACCGCCAAGCTTTCGGGTCGTGACGCCTTGATATTCGCGGCCGGTATGTACCAGGCCGCGGCCCCAAATCGCCCGCGACGCGCCAATTGGGGTCCCAAGACTCATGCGGCGTGCTGCCAGGCCATGGCTGACCTAATCATGCGGGAAACCCAGCTAATCGACTCGGATTCGCACCCGTGGGCCTATGCCTACTAACACCACCCAAACCCAACCCACAGGGGCCCTAGCGGGCCCCTCATTCGACGAAAGGATTTAACATGACTATCGACACCCAAGACCTGATTGACGCCGTACAGGCCAACCTAACGCCCGACCTGCTAAGCCCTCAGGAGCGCGCCCGCCTTGAGCCCTTTGACCACTTCACCACTGGCCATTGCGCCGTAGCGGCCGAGGCCCTGCTGCACTTGGTCCGCCGATACCGCACCGACCTGGCAGCCAAGCCAGTTTGCGCAACCTACCGCGAGACCCCAACCGGCCCCCAGCCGTGGCTCAAGGGCCAGCACGCGCCCGAGGACCGGCGTACCCACTGGTATGTCCTTAGCTCGCCTAAGCAGGCCCAATACACCTGGATAATCCTCGACCCGACCCGCGAGCAATACACCGCGCACGGTCTACAGCCGCCGTACTACCTCGGCAAGGGTCGCGGCTTCCAGGGCCGCCGTTCTGCCCACACGGGCCTACAGATGCCAACTAAGCGCGCCCGCGTTCTCATCGACCGGGCCGTTGCCTGCCTCAAAACCAAGTAACCCAAACCCTAACCGCCCGCGGGGGGCGCTCCCCCGCCCGTTTAACTTGAAACTTGAAAGAAAAGGAAACCAAACCATGACAAGCAACAACAAAACCAACCCAACCAACCTAGCCCCAGCTCAAGACGTCGATTTCATTTGCTCAATCGTCGAGGATATCGGCGAGGTATGCGACGGCGCAATCCGACCAGACGGCGTCGGATTCAACAAACCGGACCAGATATTTGTCGACTTAGTCAGGCGC